TGGAGGAGGAGAAGAAAGAGGATAAATCTAAGCGGGCGGGGCCCACGGGGGTTACTAAATTCTCAGAAGATATCAAGGCCGGTAAGGTTACTGTCTCAATCGCGTTTGACGTACCCGATGGACTGCTTCACTCAGAAGTTACCAAGGTACTCAACGAGTCAACAAGAAGCGCCGACATTGGAACTCTCACTAAAGAAGGGAAAACTGTCAAAATAACTCTAAACAATACAGGGTCTGCTCCGGCTTACCCTAAGATTAGGGTTCATAACAATTCAGATAATGGTTGGATTGGGCTTGTAAACCAGAATGGAATAGTGGAAATCGGTACAAGTCTAGCTGATGTCGCAGGTACTCGGGTTGCCTCAGGTCAGTTTAACCAATCACATACTTTAATAGATATTAAACCCGAAGATAAGGCTGAATGGGCTAAATTTACAGAAGTCTCAAACCGCTATCAGAATATTTCACCTCTACCTTTTGCCAGTCATGCTGAAATCGGTGGACTTAAACTGGGTTGGCGTGAGAAGGGTCTTGGTGGTGCGGCATATCCTGCTCCTGGTCTACATTGGAATGGCCAAGGTAGTAAAGGTGTCGGTCGTGACTGGGGATGTGGTATTTACGAATACGTTCTCCCTAATGATAAGACTGGCGTAAAAGGCGCTAAAGACTGGCGTTGTGACTTCAACATGAAAGTCTGGGAGTCTGCCTTTGGTCAATCAGGAGCGCTATCGCTTATGTTTATGACCGATGACAACCGTGTTATTTGTGCTTATACTATTGAGAAGCCAGATACCTCAGGGGAAATCACGTGGCAGTCGTTCTCACTAGGTGATATCCACTCAGGTGCTACCTACCAACGTGAGATGAATAGCTTCGGCGCAAACAACAACGAGCCTGGACAACCTCGACCAAACATAGCCTTTAACAGTCGTACTGGTGATGCTTATATTATCAAAGAAGGCCCTAAACTAACCTTCTCTTATAACGGCATCCCTAAGACACTTAATGACCCTTCCAAAGAATACCTGACTTGTACTAAGATTTGGGTTATGGCGGGGCGTTATAAAGGCGAAAGAGATGGTGTAGGTTCACTAGATACTCTATGCGTCCAATCCATTCGCTTTGTTAAAAACAATGCTGAGCGCTATGACCTAGTCCCTAACAAGTATGCTAAGGGCAGTGAGGTTGTAGTAGACATGGAACAAGGCAAAGTATCGTTTGTGGCTAATCCATCATCGTCTAAGGTTGGCGTATCTGCCGCTGGAGACCTTATTAACGGTTCGCGCTACTTCTCAATCCCTCCAGGTGAGTCTAAGCTAGAAGTTCATTCATCTGACTTCTGCGAACAAGCACCTGATGTTACTATAGAATGGGATGAAGCCTGGTTGTAAGAAAGGAGGGCCAAAACTTCAAAATGATTGCAAAACCTGCATGGCAGTTGACAGTTCATGACAACGTTATGAACGTCATCGATCATATAAACAATGATGTACCTGGTTCTCTTAAGTATTACGACGAAGAGTTCCATGAATACTGTGGTAAAGGCTCTTCGACCTTTAACTTTAAGGTTGATAAGTATCTGAATGGTAAACTTAACCCTAGAGTTGAGCAGATGACCTCTGATTGCTATATCTCATTCCAAGATGATGGTCGAGATTATGTCTTCAGTATCATGAGCCGTAAAGAGACTAACACCACTATTGAGTTTGAATGTAATTCGGCAAACCTTGAACTTCTTAATGAGAAGGTTCGAGCATACGAAGCAAAAGAAGCTCATACGTTTTTAGAGTATGCCGATATTATGGGTTTATTCAGGTTTACTAAGATTGACTTGGGTCGTTGCGATGTTCGTGACACGAAGCTTACTCTTAAGTTTGAGTCTGATGATGACACTTGTCTAGCCCGTATTATCAAGCTTGTTGAAGCCTTTGATTGTGAGATGGATATTCGTACCTATCTCAACCAAGGTGGACAAATCGACAAATATGAGCTTAATGTCTATAAGTCCCGTGCTCTTGCTGATGACCGCGAAGATGGTCTCGGTAGAGTTCGTACTGATATCCGCCTTGAGATGGGGCGCGATATTGTATCGGTGGTGAAGAAAGAGGATAAAACCAACCTCTTCTCCGCTATCCGTATCCGTGACAAAGACGGTAATTATATCAAACAACCCAAGGCTAGAGAGGTTAAGGCGGCGGATGGCGTTCATAATGAAATCTACTGTACTCGTAATGCTACGACAATCTACGCTCCTATATCTGCTAGGTTATACCCCTCACTCAACAAACGTGAGAACTGTGATAACTGGATTGTGCGTGATGTAAAAACCGAATTCACCGACTACAAGCAGGCCTGGGCTTATGCCGTTAAGATGCTTAAGAACTACATGTATCCCGTTACAACATGGGAGATTGAGTTAAACTCGGCTGTAGTTCTGCAACGTAATGATATCCGTATTGGCGACATTATCTTCTTAACTGACGAGCACTTTGCTGGAGGCCTTCTGATTAGAGCTCGTGTTACTGAGATGGTGCGTTGTTCAACAGACCCAATGAAGACGAAGATTATTTTGTCTAATGTCATCGCTACTAGACCTAGTAATAGCTCAGTTCTTAGTAAGGCGATGGCTCAGATGGTGGCCGATGCCCAACCTTTCAAAATGAATGTAAAGGTGACAGGCCCCACCATGTTCCGTGAAGTTTCTGATACTTGTGATATTATTCCTACCTTATATAAAGGCTCTACTGAGTTTACTGAAGCTGAATATGTGTATTACATAGATAACCAAGTAGCTGGTAGAGGTGATAAGTTCACGGTATCCAAGGCTAATATTGGAACTAGTGGTCGTGCGCTTATTACAGTCCAAGCATTGGTAAAAGGTGAAGTAGTTGAGTTCCAGGATATTACATTCTCAACTGTAAGCGACGGCATTTCTCCAATTTTAACTGTTGTTCATTCTAGCAATGGTGATACATTTAAGAACGGTATTATTGACACTCGTATTACGGCAAAACTATATCGTAATGATGAGGAGATTGATACTGAAGGAGAAGGGTTCGCTTACAAGTGGACTAAGATTTTAGCTAATGGAGTGGCCGATGAAGAATGGGCTAAGAAACCCCAGGCTAGAATGAAAGGCTTTAATCTAACTAATGCTGATGTTTTAAACCGTGCTACATTTTCCGTAGCCATTGAAACAAAATAGAAAGGAAACAAATGGTTGTTTTATCTAGTGGTCAGATCACGATCACCGACGTAGAAGATGGGAAACCAGGGCGTGATGGCCAAGTCGGTGAGAACTTGCTCTTAGACACAAACGCTATGTCTGTATCTAAGAACTATGCAAATCAAGACCGATATTATTCGCATTCGGAAAACCATGCGTTATTTGAATTCGGATATACCCAAATCCAAGACCCGCCAGTTGCTTCTGTTTCTACTGGTGTCCGGTTTAAAAACAAAGCCGGTTCCTCAGGTAAGAATATTGGCGTATGTTGGTATGGCGGGGACTACAAAGGCGTAGAACTCAAACCCGGAACGAAATACACCATTTCTTGCTATGCTAGGAAGATTAGCGGTGCTTCAACTGCTAAGATGTACATTTACCCTATGCTTAAGGACTGGTCTATATTTGGCGATTTCCTAACGGATTATATTATATCCAACGAATGGGTGCAGTTATCTAAGACCTTCGAATTCGACCCAACTAAGATGGGTGATAACGACCCTAAGGCCGCTCGTATTTACTTTACAGTACTTGCGACTAATACTGAGTTATTTGAGGTTCAGGTGTGTGGATTTAAGCTTGAAGAAGGCGAACATGCTACACCATATGAACCAAGCCCAGTTGAGACTACTATTGAACTAGGACGTAAGGCCAACTCAGACTCTGTATTAGAGCAGCAACGTCTACTTAAAGAAGCTCAGGATGAAGCACTAAAGGCTTTGAATTACGATATCATGAGAAAAGTATCTACAGACTGGGCGGACTTAATTAAGCGTATTCGTGATACAGATGAAGCTGGTAGAAAAGCGGCTGAGGAGTCCTTGCGTGTAATGTCTGCTCGTTTAAGGTCTGAGGTGTCTAAGCAGTTTGGCGAATATGCATATATCCGTGAGTTTATCACAACTCAAGTAGTCGAGAGTGAGGAAGGTCTCTCTATTGGTAAGCAGGATAATAGCGAGCGGTTGGTATTTACTCCAAACCGTATTTCATTTATGTCCGCTGGTAAAGAGATTGCCTCAATCGCTCAAGGTCGACTAAATATTGATTCAGGTGCTTTCACTTTAAGTCTTCAAATCGGTCGCTTTATTACATTCCAGGATCCATCTGATCCTACACGGAATATTACAAAATATATAGAAGGGTAGGATAATATAGATGGCAACTTGGACAAGCTGGGGCGACAAGGGATATGGCGTTCGTATTGATTCATATCATATTGGTGTAAACCAAGCTGACAACTCATCTACCGTCCGTATTGATGTCTGGCTTAAAATAGGTTTATGGACATTTGACGGTAATGTAACGGTTGAAGCCTGGAATGGTGGAGATCGTCAGGCCGCGGTTAAGCATGTTGGTACTCCAGGATATAACAGTGAAGTTTATCTAGGTACCTATGATTTCAAAGCCCGTCACAATCCTGACGGTAAGCAGAATGCTTATGTTCGGGTAAAGTTATCTTGTGACAATTCCTTTGCCGGATTTACTTCACCAATAGATACAGGCGTTAGATCATATCCCTTACCTGATATCCCTCGTGCTTCGGAACCAATGGGTGACTATCGTGGGGTTCTCGGACAGCCGATTACTTTCACTGCAAGACGTAAATCAGATCAGATGTATAACACTATATGGTTGCGCTTCGGTGACGTTGATACAAAGATAATCGACTCGATGAGAGATACTGCGACATGGACACCTCCTTTGGATCTGGCTAACCAGTTTAAAGAGGCTAACGAGGGTGTAGGAACGCTTATACTAATCACATATCGTAATGGGACAACCATCGAAACAGGACGATCTGCTTCACAAATTAGACTACGTATCCCAGATACTGAGAAGCCTATTATCAAGGGTATTAATACGGAAGAACAACACGCTAAGTGTAAAGAACTTCTTAAGAACTTGAAATATGTTCGTATTTTATCTGAGATACAGGTATCGCTAGGTGACTTTGAAACTAAGTACGGTGCGACTATACCTGACGATGGTATGACGGTTCGACTGGTACAAGACGCCAAGGTTCTAAGAGAAGTCGTGGGTAAAAACGTTATTCTCAACAACATCAATACAAGTGGTAAACATATTCTAAATGTCATAATCCGCGACTCTCGTGGTTTGACATCAGCAGCCTTTGAGAAGGTTATCCAAATCGACAACTACTCTCCTCCAGTTTGTAGTGCTCGTGTTGACCGCCGTAATGATGATGAGAAGAAACTGCGACTTTACCTCAACGGTCGAACCTTCCCGTTATTTGATGACCAGAATCGTAATGTCAATGCCGGGAAGCGTTATGTTACAGTAAAGAATACCACGACTAATACTACGGTCAATGATACTTCAGGTAACCTCGTAAGTATATTCGGTATAAATGATGCCGATGCGATAGTCGACTTAACGGCCGATTATTCCACCGGTAATTCGTTTTCCGTTTATATCGCTTATGAGGACGCCTTTGGGAATATGGCAGACCAGAGTTTAGTTGTCGGTACAATCAAGGTACATCGAACCGATGACCCATTTGGTGTCGGTATAAATAAGGTTCGGGAACGTGGTGCTTTGGATATTGCGGGCGATGTGTTTGTCAATAACAAGAAGTTATCCACACATGCATTAACTGGTGATGATGGATTTGGGACTTGGCTTCCAGATAATCACGATATCAATAACGTATATCTTGCCGGTTTCTACCGTGCTCGTAACGCTAAAAACATTCCGCCTGGTATAGACTCTCTTATTTACTTAAGGGTAATGGGTAATAACTCAAACTATATTGTCCAAGAACTCTTCACCTTTGGTGGCGCTTATCTAGGCTACCGTCAGAAGATTGGGGTAAATAAATGGACTCCATGGTTTAGTATTGACAACGACAATACGCCAATATATACTCTAACAGATGTTCCGATTGGTTGGAATATTAAGGCTACATTACAGAAGCGCGGTCGTATTGTTACTATTGATGTCAATGCTATCGCTAATCCTAACGTGAATGTTGAGAATACCAAGCTTGGAGAACGTATACCAAACGGCTTTAAACCTATGGTAAACACCCAAGTTGTCTTATATCGTAATTCTGGTTCAAATATAATCGCACCGGCTCTATGGTCATTTAACGCTGATGGGACTATCGCTCATACGGAGTCTACCTCTGGTGGCAACCGTGTGTATCGTGGTCATGCTAGCTGGATTGCAGAGTCTACACAACCTGCGACTGGCGGAGCAAATGCTCAAATAAGGAGATAGAATGAAATTAGAATTTCAATCAAAATCACTCACATATAGTGCTGACAACAAACCCCTAGCAACTCGTGTTGTATTGGGCAATGCCGAAGGCGCTTTCCACCCAATCAACTTACCACCAACATCAATCGATAAATCTAACGATGAATTGTTTGATGATGCGCTGGCTATCTTATTCTCTGAGAACTTTACAGACCGTAAAATCAAAGAGACCGACGAGAAGGTCGACCGGTTACAAGCACTTATCGACGTGTTTACTATTTACGCCGTTACTAAGGACTATACTGGCGATGACCCAATCGACCCTGTATTGTATGGCGCATTGCTTAAGCTTGTACCAGACGCGGTTGTAGGTAAGACCTATAAAGCTAACGATGTCGTTGCTATTGAAGATCCTACTATCAACAACTCCTTTGGTACAGGCAACCGGGTACTTGTTCAGTTTATTCGTGAACATACCTACGCAGCCGCTGATACAATTCAAACATTCTACAAGAATGGTTCTAACGAACGGAACGGCGTTGGGGCAGCATGGCCTTGGCCTAACCCTCGCGCTAATCACTAAAAATTCAAAATAAAGAAAAAGAGGTATATAACTTATGAAACTTAATCTTAAACTTCGTCTTCAAAACCGCGCTACTCTTATTGCTCTTATCTCAGCAGTATTCTTGATGTTTCAACAATTCGGACTTACAATCCCAACAAACATCAAAGACGGTGTAAACACTTTCGTTCTTATCTTGGTTATTCTTGGTGTTGTAACTGACCCTACTACTAAAGGTATCGGTGACTCACCTCAAGCTTTGGGTTACGACACACCAAAGGAAAAAGAATAAACCATACACTTAGGAAGCGTACATAGATAATGCAGAGATTATTGATGGATGAGAAGGTCTTAACGGGCCTTTCTCTTTTTATTATTGCCCTTATCAGTTTACTAACTAGGAGTGTTAATATGTATATTGATAAGGTTAAAAAGGAAAAAGAAGAAGATGTCGCACGTCAGCAACGTTATGCTAATGAGCAAAATGATAAGTTGAATTCGATTAAGCGGTCTATGTTACGTTCGGAATATCTCGCTATATACAATTCTACGGAATTTACTTATGACGAAAAATATATTATGACCCGACATATTATCGCTGATTATCAGAAGCTTCGAGGCAACACCTATATTAAGGAACTCGATGCGAAACTTGCTTCAAAAGTTATAATGTCTGACCGAGAAGGAATTCTATACAACGGAGACTATAATGGCGACCAAAGCTGAAGTAATTAACTGGGCTAGAAGTATTGCCGATAGAGGAATTGGGGTTGATGCAGACGGTGCCTTTGGTGCTCAATGCGTTGACTTACCTAATATGATTGCCCAGAAATTCTTTGGGCGGTCGATGCGTGGTAACGGTATAGATATGCTTAACGCTGGTAGAGGGAATGGTTGGCTTACCACTGGTGCTACCGCCCCTCGTGCTGGTGCTATATTCTGTATGAGAGTATCCTATCATGGTTATGGACATACAGGACTTGTTATATCCAACCCGGATGGCGCAGGACGATTCCAAACTATTGAGCAGAACGTAGATGGTGGACTAGGTGGCGGCCCTGCACGTTATCGTACCAGGACACTAGGTGGTGGTGCTGAGACTATTATCGGTTTCACATATCCTCCTTATTCTGATGGTATTGATGGCGATGTTGGTGCCGGTGGCCCAGCTCCTGAAGCCCCTCAACCGAACGGAGAGACAATGGATTTTACATTTAATATTAAAGGTGACCCGAATTGGGATGCCGGTACCATATATTACTACAACGGTGCTGTCAATGAAATCCAACCAATTCATAACACCGAAGAATTGAAATATCTAAGGTCTATCTACAAGGATACTACGGGCAGAGACTTGAAGGACTATCAGTGGAATAATGTAGTTCCTGTTTATATTCGTATCTTTGGAGCGCTTAGACCAACGACTTCTGATAACAACCTCAAGGCTACTCTTGACAAGATTATCAAACAACTGGAGAATGCTACTTAATGGCTATCCATTTTACATTTAGGATTGAGGGTGGCGACCCCAAACTTGACTATCTTCAAGGTTGGCATAAGGACAAAATCTATTACTATAACGGTGATGAGAATGAAGTCGCTTATATCGGTCACCCCGAAGATCTTAAATACCTGAAACAAATCTTTAAAGAAACCCACGGTAGAGACCTTAAGCACTACGATTGGAATGTAGCAGTGCCTGTATTCATTCGGATATTCGGTGTGCTACAACCTTGGACTGGGGCAGGCGGTATGCGCCAAGCTCTAGAGACACTTAAGAAGAAGATTAAAGAGTATGAAGATATTTACTGGGAGCCCAAGTTTGTAGTTCCTCGTATGTCTATCCATATTCGCCGTGAACCGACTCGAGTAGCTGAGTCCATAGGTATCTGCGAGATTGACAAGAAATACGAAGTACTTGACCTAACCACAAGGTGTGATTGGCACTGGGCCAAAGTCCGACACAATGACGTTGAAGGCTGGATGGCTTTAGGTGATATTACAGGTGAGTGGTATGTGGAGAAGCTTCGCGAATAATCTAAGGGCGTTGTGTGAGTGAAATCTACAACGCTCATTTTTTTTTAAAATATTTACATACTGCTATATAGAATATATAAAAGAGGTAATTAAAAATGAAAAAGATTATTATGATTGTTATTGCTGTACTGGCTGTATTTGTACTTACTGGATGCAAAGACGATAGCTTACATT